ATAAAATAATTTATAGGAATAGAGCATAAGCAATTTATGAATTACACAATTAATTTCTGCTGTAATCGCACATCCAGAACATTGTCCTGAATTTTTAAAAACAAGATGGTTTCCCATCAACAGAAAGGTTTTGCATAATTCCTCCATTAGCACTTGTCTAACACGATAATTTTCTGAATCTTTCTTGTCACCGTAAAACTCGGACACAATATCAACATACGCGGAAAAGAATTCCGGATGAAGAGATTGATCCCAATTCGCATAGTCAAAATCCTCCCATTCTGTGTTTTTAGCACTCAAATCTCGATAAATGGTTTCCCAAGTATCAAGAGGATTGATTCCGACACACGACGCAACTCCGATATTCGCGGCAACTGCGTGTTGTGATGCAATAAAAGCTCCGAAATATTTACGAACTAGGAGATTGTAATCCATTGGCAGGCATATAAAAACCCGTGTCTTCCCTGAAGCGATCTTCTCGTGTCGTCGCTTTTCATCCTTCAAGCATGTATAGCCGAAGCTATCATTCAAACGCTTACCTAATTTGGCAGCCATCTCTCTCTGTTCTAAGCGAGTCGCAATCTTATCCTTCATATAGTATAATTTCCTTCCGTCATCATCAGTTGTTGCATCAAACCATTCGTATTTCCCATTGAGCTTAACTTGTTCTCGTTGTTTAACCCAAGGAAAACCCGGTGAGGTATCCATGGCAACCGATTCAAGTACTCCTGGGATTCCATTAATCATTTCTGAGTTAGTTAGAAGCCTTGGTTTAATATTATCTTGATGGTAGGCTATTCGTAAATAAGAGGCTAACTCTTCCGTTGCTTCCTCAAGAATTTCCCTATTTACAGGTCCAATTTGAGTATCAAATCCTTGCATGTTATGTGCAAACATATCTTTTACTGGAACCTTCATTCGGGGGTCCTTCTTGTGTAACACAGACGGTTGAGTCTTACTTGTTTGTTGGTCATATAATAATGATTTCATTAATTTTGTTTTGTTTGCTGTTGTTAATGCAAACTTATTAGGCACTTCCCCTATGACCCAGAGGTTGTGTTCTCCAATGCCTAAATCTTTGGTTGTTTCTTCAC